ACCCACAACTCGCGGCGCTCCGACCCCGGTTTCCCCGATTGCGTCATGCTCCAAGGCTCGGCGCTCATGGGCGAGCCGACGCGTCTGGTCGTTGCCGAACTTAAGTCGGCCAAGGGCAAGGTGAGCGCGGCGCAACAGGGGTGGCTCGACCGCTTCCGGGAACTGCCGGGCGCTGAGGTTTTCGTGTGGAAACCCGCTGATTGGCTGGATGGCACCATCGAGCGCGTGTTGAGGGGCTGACATGGACAAGACGAGCGCATGGTATCGGCTGCTCGGCCCCTACGGCGGGCGGAAAAGCGCCCCGACCTATCAGGGGTGGTGGCGGCATGTGTGGACGGAGCGGGAGGGGTGACGATGGCGACGACTGACAACACGGCGGCGGAGATACGCGGCTACCTGGACCGCCACATCGCGCGGTGGGGCGAGCACCTCGCCGTGCATGTGGACGTAGATGACCTGCGCGACTGGCTGGCCCACGTCGAGGCGCTGGGGGCCAGTGCTGCGGTCGAGGACTTGGCAACGCTCCTGTGTGCCCGCAACCCCCGCTACGATTGGCACGAGGCCGTACACGAGGCCACGCGCATCGTACAGGCTGCGGGGCCGCGCGCCGCCGAGTGACGACCGACTGACGCGAGAGGAGGACACCCATGACCGCGACCACCGCGCGACCCCTGCCACCATCGCCCGACGCGCTCGTAGAGCGAGGGCTGCGCGCGGTCTACTGCCAACGGTGCGCCAACCCGCGCCCGCTTGCCCTTGTCGGCACCGGCACGCTGGTTGTACGGTTCAAGAACCACGAGTACCGCGTCGATAATATCACCGCAGGACAGCGCGTCTGGGCGAAGTGCGGCCCGTGCGGCAGGCAGCAGCGTATCGTTATCCCAAATTGACGTAACGCCCCGGTCGTGCGATACTGAGACGTAATCGAATAACTGGGCCAGTCTACTTGCCCCCATTCCGGCGCACTCGCGTCGCGGTGGGGGCTTTTCGTTTGCTTGCGGGGTGACATGGCCGTTACCAAATTGGAACAGCTGACGCCGGACCCGCACAACGCCAACAAGGGCACCGAGCGCGGTCGCGGCCTGCTGGAAGCCTCGCTGCGCAAGTACGGCGCGGGCCGCTCCATCCTCGCCGATAAGCACGGCGTCATCATTGCTGGCAACAAAACGAGCGAGGTAGCGGCAGACCTCGGTCTTCCCATCCGCGTGGTGCAGACGGACGGGCGCGAGTTGGTCGTCGTGCAGCGCACCGACCTCGACCTCGCCACCGACGACGCCGCCCGGGAACTGGCTTACGGCGACAACAGGATTGCGGCGCTCGACCTCGATTGGAGCACCGAGCAAATCCTGGCTGACCGGGACGCGGGCCTCGACCTGAGCGCGGTGGGGTTCTCCGACGCGGAACTGGCCGAGCTGCTGTCTATCGTGCCCGACTTCGGCGCGGTGGGCGAGGACGAACAGGGGCGGCTCGACCAGAAGGCGCAAGTGACGTGCCCCCACTGCGGCGGGAGTTTCACGCCATGACGCTGCGACTCGACTGGTGCAGCTATGAGGCGGCGAAGTACGCGGTGGAGCATTGGCACTATAGCTGCGCCATGCCTGCGGGCAAACTGGCGCGGCTTGGTGTTTGGGAAGAATCCCAGTATGTCGGGTGTGTGTTGTTCGGGCGCGGTGCGGCGATCCACATCGCCAGCCCCTTCGGACTGGCGCAGACCCAGATTTGTGAACTGGTGCGGGTGGCGCTGCGCGAACATCGGGCGCGCGTCAGTCGGATTCTGGCGATTGCGCTGCGGATGATCAAGAAGGCGCAGCCGGGACTACGCCTGATCGTCTCGTTTGCCGATAGCGAGCAGGGCCATCACGGTGGCATCTATCAGGCGAATGGGTGGCTGTACCTCGGCGGTAAGCGCGACCGCGCTTACCGCCTGCACGGGCGTATGTATCATCCCAAGACCCTGCATAGTCGCTACGGCTTCGGCGGGCAGTCGATACCGTGGCTGCGGGCGAATGTAGACCCGCACGCCGAACAGGTGATGATGGCGGATAAGCATAAATATGTCTACCCCCTCGACGCCGCCATGCGCGCCCAACTGCTCCCCCTGTCTAAACCCTACCCACGCCGACAACCCCTAGAGAGCGAGGGACCGTCCGACCAGGGCGGGATAGAGGGCGCTGCAATGCGACCTGTCGGCTCCATTGAGGCGGTGTCGCATGGCTAGGCCGACCAAGTATACCCCCGAGGCCGTCAAGAAGATTACCGACGCCATCCAACTCGGCGCGACCCACGAACTCGCCTGCAAGTACGCGGGTATCAGCGAGGACAGCCTCGCCCGCTGGCAGGCGCGTTACGCGGATTTTGCGGCGGCCATAAAAGAGGCCGAAGGCAGCGGCGCGGTCGGCTGGCTGCTCCGCATCGAGGCGGCGGCGAAGAACGGCAGTTGGCAGGCGGCGGCGTGGAAACTCGAACGACGCTACCCCGAGCAGTACGGGCGCACGGTCAGCGACCATCGGCACAAGTTCGATAAGCAGGCGCAAGTTGCCGCCATCGCCGCCGCCCTCAACCTGCCGCCCGAGGCGGCCGCCGAACTCGCCGCCGACGCCGACCGCTTGATTGAGTTGCGGGTGCAGCGGTGAGCGCAGCGCGGTCGCTGACGCCGCTCGAAGAGGCGGGCCTGACGCGCAAGTACCGCGCGCTCTACGCCGTGCCGAACCCGCCGCCCCTCTCCCCGCTCGATTGGGCGCTCGCCCACGGCGTCATCCGCACCGCCGACAATCGGACCCTCCGATTCGGTGATGTGGCGCGCGACTACCAGCGCGCCCTGCTCGCCGACCGCCACCCGCGCCGCATCGTCGCCAAGTCGCGCCAGATCGGCATCAGCCAGACCATCGCCTTCGAGGTCGCGCACGAGGCCTTGCATGGCGGCGCGGCGGTCGTCATCAGCCGCAATGCCAAGCAGGCGGGCGAGTTTCTCGAGTACGTCTATACCGCGCTCTCCGACTGCGACTACCCGCCCTACACCAGCCGGAATACGCAATCGCTCGCGCTTGCCAATGGCGGGCGCGTCATCACCCAACCCGCGACATACGACGCCGGGCGTGGCATCCCGGCCACGCTGGTGGTGATTGACGAACAGGCGTGGCAGGAACACGCGCGGCTCATCTATGTCTCCGTACTGCCGATGCTCGCCGAGACGGGCGGGCGACTGGTCATCATGTCCACGCCCAACGGCCAGGATAACCTCTTCGCCGAACTCTGGCAGACCGCACAACGGGAAGGGTCGGCGTGGTCCCCGCATTTCCTGCCGTGGGATGTGCATCCGGTCTGGCGCGACATGCCCGGCTGGGAGGACGCGCGGCGCGACGAACTCGGCGACGAGGCATTCGCCCAGGAACACGGCGTCGATTTCCTCCGCTCCGGGGCCAACGTGTTCGACCCCGCCGAGATCGAGCGCATGTGGCGACTGCCCGCGTTCCCGCCCGCGCTCGCCAACCACCGCTACGTCAAGGGCTGGGACATCGCCCGCAAGCGGGATGCGTTCGTCGGCTTCGTCCTCGACATCAGCACCAGCCCGTTCCAGGTGGTGCATTTCGAGCGGCACTTGCGCCTCGACTATCCCAACCAGGCCGCGCGCATCGAGGCGGTCCACGCGGCCTATCCCGGCGAGACGTGGGTGGAAAGCAATGGGGTTGGAGACCCTTTAATCCAGTTCCTCGCCGTGCAGGTGCGCGAGTTCGTCACCACCGCGCTGACCAAGCGCAATGCGATCGACGCCCTGAAGTTGCTCATGCAGCGCGACGAACTCATCGCGCCGCGCATCCCCGAATGGGCGCGCGAGTTGGGCGTCTACACGAGGCAAGACCAAAACATCATGCAGGACACAGTGATGGCGGCGGCGATCGTTGCGCTGGCGGCGGGGCGTCCGGTCACGACGCAGCAATTCGCGTTCGGGGCCACCGTGCCCAGCGCCTATCGGGGGACATAATGAGCGCGGAAACGACGGCGGAAATGTTAGGCGGGGTGCCAGAGGCCCAAACTGCCTACGGGCTGGGCCGCGCCACCGCCATCCAGCCGGTCAGCGCCGATTACGGGCGCATCTCCTACGAAGGCTATGAAAAGCTGTATCACGGTCGTCTCCCCAATTACGAGCTGGGCGGCCTGTTCGTCAAGAGCATCGTCAGGCATATCGCCAACTTCACCCTGGGGCGCGGCGTCACGCTGCGCGTGGACGAACCCCCGCTCGTCACGCAGGGCGCGGATGGGCAGACGATCGAGGGGCCCAGTCACACCAATCAACTCCTCGCCCGCTGGTCCGCCGCTCGCCAGCGCGACTTGCTCCAGATCGCGATCGAGTGCCTGAAGCTCGGCGATCACTACACCGCGATCGACGACGACGGCACGCTCGTCCACATCCCGCCGACCGCCGTCGATGTGCAGTTGGACGGCTACGGCCGTCGCCCCGCCGCTATCCGCATCCACGCGCGCCGCGTCGAACTGGCGGGCAACAATCAGCCGGTCGAGTATATCTACCGCGACACGCGCACCGCCGAGCGCCGGGTGGTGGAGCGCCGCTCCGTCCGCTCTCGCGACATCCCGTCCTCCTGGCAGCCGATCAGCGACGAGCCGAATCTTATCGGGCGCATCGACGTGGTGCATTGGGCCAACGAGCGCGGGCCGAGCGATGTCTACGGACTGCCCGAAGCCTACGCGCTGCTCACGCTGTTGCGGCGGTATGACGACCTGCTCAACTGGGCCATCACCGGCAACAAGCTCATGGGCCGCCCGACCCCGGTCTTCGAGGGCATCAAGGATGTAGCGCAATTCGTCGCGCTCTTTGGTCGGGACGTGGAAGACCTCGCGACCGGGCAGGTGCGCAAAGTCGTGGACTGGGCACCCGAGCAGGTGCAAGTGCTGGGCGAGGGCGCGTCGTTCCGGCTGGCCTCCCCCGCCGCCTTCGCCGACGACACGCAGACCCTCCTCAACATCCTGTTCTGGGTGCTCGCGCAGCATTCGAGCATCCCCGAATTCATCTGGGGCACGGCGGTCGCTTCGAGCAAGGCCAGCGTCTCCGAGCAGATGCCGCCCTTCCTCAAATTCATCGAGGGCAAGCAGGGCCAGTTCGAGGGCAGCCCGGCGGACCCCTTGCTGGGCAGCGCGGCGCAGGGCGGTTTCCACGAGCTGACGGACATCTGGCTTCGCAAGCGCCGCCTGCACGATGCGCGGATCGCCATCGACGTGCCGACGATCGTGACTTGGCCGGACATCACCGACCGCGAGGGCGTGCTGACCCAACTGTGGGCGCAGACGCTGCGGGATGAGGGCGTGCTGAGCGACCAGACGCTGCTCGGCATCGGCAACGCCGCGCTCGGCGAGCCGGTCGCGGACGTGGCGGCGGAGGTCGCGCGGGCGCGGGCGGATCGGCTGCGCACGAGCGGGGCCGCCGTGGAGCCCGATGCAGCGCCCGATCCGGCGGCGGCGCTCAGGGCGGAATTGACCGGACAGGGGGCGGCGTGAACAAGGCACACATCCCCCCGTACGAGCGGCGGACACTTGACGCCGATTTCCGCCACAAGCAGGTGATAGCGCGATACAGCCAAGAGGCAACGATTGACGAAATCGCCGCAACCTCTCGCTATACACGCCAGAGCGTTCGCACAATCCTCAAGCGTGCTGGGGTGCTGCAACCCAAGCCGCCCAAGCCACCGCGCCCGCCAGCGCCGAAGCAATCCGGCCCTCCTGATCTTGACTTCGGCACACATGACCGAAATGTTGAGATTGTCGCGCTTTGCGATCAGGGTAAAGCACTGCCAATGCGAGAGCGTAAAGTGCGCGGGCTGACCTTTGCGGCTATCGCGGCAAAGTACGGGGTATCGGGGACTCGAATTGAACAAATCTACAGTCGCTCTACGACGCGGCGCGACATGAGCACGGCGGCGGTGCTGCGGGCGGAGCTAGGATAGGAGTAAGAGCTGATGGACGCCGAATACGGTATGTCGAAGCGCGAGACCTGGCGGGATTGGTGCGCCATCGGGGCACCCGGGAGCGACCAGCTCCCCGACCCGGAACTACTCACCCGCGAGGCGCTGCTCCTGAAGCTGGAGCGGTGGGGGGTGAAGGAAGTCACCGCGCGCAACCTGCGCCACTGGGAAGACGCGGGCCTCCTCCCGCGCGCCACCCTCGAAGGGCCGCCCTTCGAGCAGCGGGCCACGTACCCGTGGTGGGCCGCCGATCTGGTCGCGCGCCTCCGTCAACTCCAGGGTGAGGGCATCCCGACGCCCCGGCTCGACGCTCGGCTACGGGCCGAGGCGCACCGCCTCTCGCGCGACATGAGTCCGGCGGGGGTGCTGGCAGCGCAGTTAGGGTAGCGGGGGGGG